GGCGGTAGAGGTAGCCGGCCAACCGGATGGTGGCGTGTTTGATGGCGTCCGGGACGGTTGCCGCGTAGCCCCAGGTGCCGGTGACCTTCACGCGCCCGTCTGTGTCGAACTCCCAGCCGTCATGATCGGTGTCTTCTTTGAGCTTGATGCCCCAGTACGGCGCACCTTCGGCGGACGCATTGAAGGGATACAGCCAGTAGTCACCGCTGCTAATCGTGGTCGTGGCGTCGTCACCGTTGAGCAGTTCGGTGACGGTCAACAGGTCTTCATCCACCAGCAACACGGACGAGTCGAGGCGGTCTACCGCATGTCGTGTGTAGTACCGGGCAGTGGAGACAGACGCCTCGAACTTCCGTCCGGTGTACCGATTGATGATGCCCGTGGCACGGTCAATGAGGGAGCCGATCAGCGTATCGTCGCCCGACTCCGTGATGCCGAGGTAGGTCTTGACCTCAGCAGTCGTGGCGTACGCCATTACTCAATCACCACAAATTGCGGGTATTGCTTGGCGCGATCGATCGGCCACGGAACTACATCGCCGGGTCGGAAGTCTTTGCCGGTCAGTGCGTCACCGAACGGCGCAATACAGCGAATAACCGGCGCGAGCTTATGGACGAGGACGCCTTCGTCTTTCTTGGCTGGCATAGTGGCTCCAACAGAAAAGCCCCCTTGAAACAATCAAGGGGGCCAGAGAACGCAAGAGCAGGGCTAGGCGACGATCTCGTCAACCGCTGCGATGTTGTTCCCAGAATTCGGGCCGTACCGTCCGTCACTGCCAAGGGCGATCACGCTGGCAAGGGCGGCAGCGGTCGCGGTGACCAGCTTCCCCTTGATGTAGCGCAAGCCCTGGGCCGCAACTTCCTCAGCGGTGACTTCGACAAGCACCTGCTTGTTATCGTCCGTCCCGGCCTGGGTCAACTGGGTGATGGACTTGCCGGTGATGGTGGTCGCGTACGACCCACCGGACGCGGTATCGCCTACGATGCTGAAGTCCGTGGTGTTGTTCGTGGTCAGCGCGCCAACCATCAGAACGAACAGCACCCGGCGGTGGAGCTTCATGTCGATCACGCCGGTCAGGTACGTGTTGGCCGACTTGCTAGCGGGGTCAATGACCCCGACCACTGCAAGCTGCTGAGAAAGGCGTTCGGTGTAAGTCATGGCTACTCCTTAGCTCAGGGCCACGAATGGCGAGATGGTGGACGAGGCATCGGACAGGGTGATGCTGGAGTTCAGCCACGGCTGGCCGTCAACGCGGTGGGTGAAGCGCCATGCGCCCTGGTCGTTGGCGAACTTGTAATGCTCGCTGTACGCGATGCTGATCTCGTTACGGTTGCCAATGACGTAGTAGCCAAAGTCCGCGAGCAGCACGTCGAACGCCGAGCCGGAAGCAACCATCTTCTCGGAGAAGACAATCGGCAGGCCGAGTAGCGTGGCGGGCATCCCGTTGCGGAAATCACCGATCCAGGTCACAGCTGCTGACGACGACGCGGTCAAGGCGATGAGGCTGGGGATGACGTACGGGTGCATGACCCAGACGGCATTACGCATTGAGGACGGTGGGAGACGCTTCAGCATCGCGCCCACGTCAGCCGGATCGAAGTCGTTGCCGGAACCGGCACGCGACACGGAGATAAGTGCCGGGGCGTTCTGGATACCGAGAGGCTTGCCGACGCCGTTGCCACGCAGGAAGGCGTAGTCCTCGTACCAGGCAATTGCGCCACCGAACAACCGCTTCAGCAAGGCTTCCAGCGCGACCGCGCTATCGGCAAGCAGTTCATTGGAGGACAGTGAATAGCCGCCGAGCTTGTGGGCCACAAGCTTCATGTTGCGGAAGGTTGGCTCGGTCTCGGTGAGGGCACCGGCCTCGTCAACCCAGGCGGCAGAGACGCCACCAAAGAACGAGGTATTGCCGGCCGTCGGGGCGGTGGTCTGGTTGAGGACCGGAATGGTCATCTCACGCGCAGACATCGGGATGACGAAGGCACGCGACCGAACGACGCCTTGCTCAGCGGCGACTTCTTTGAGTTGTGCCTGGAACTCGGTCGGCACAAGGTAGCCGCCCGTGGTGGCGCTATCTTCGGCCAGGGCGACCTTGTAGTGCTCACTGAGGCGCTTCACGTCGTTGCGGCGCAAAGCGGTCAGGTAGTCAGCAAATGACCGGACATTCTTGTCGGCAGTGCCGCCGTCCGGGGTGACAAACCCGCCGTTCTTCAGGGCCGGTTCCGACTCGAACCGCTTGAGGATTTCCGAAATGGCGTCAAACTTGGCGTCCATTGCGGAGAGTTGGGACTGGATCTCTGTATCCACAGTGTTCTCCTGTTGTGCTGGGTGTGGGTTGGACAAAACGGTCACAACGGCACGCTCAACAGGGCCCGCGACTTCCTCAGTCGCCTGTGGCTCCGGTTCTTCTGGTGCTGGGGTGTGCTCCGTTAGGGCGCGCAACTGCTGGACGCCGAGCGTGCGTGGCTCGGCAGGGGTGACGGTCAAGCTGGCCTCGACAATCGGCCAGGACTTGATCAGCACGGGGGTTTCGGATTCGTCACGGTCCACGAGATGACCGACCGACCCGGACGACCAGCCCATCACGCCATGCCCGATCAGGACGGCGATTTGCTGGACGTACTTGTCATGCTTGGCTAACTCAGCTTCGACCCACAGGCCGTCTTCCATCTGGGTAACGACGCCTTTACCGAGGACCGACTTACTGACCGCGCCGTTCATGCCATGGTCATAGAGAATGACCGGGCTATTCCCGATGCTGTCGAGCCAGAAGTTCGTGCTGGCGTCGAAGCGTTCGTCGTAGAGGTCAGCGCCGCCGAACTTCACCAGCCAGCCAGCTACGGTGATGGTGTCTTCCGTCTCTGACTTGATGGTCGCCGGGTTGATTTGCGGCATACGTCCGCCTCCAAAAAGAAAACCCTCGGCCTTTTGGTCGAGGGTGAGGGTTCCGCCTATGAATGCGTTAGCTGTCTATCCACGCATTGATTGCTCTGGTGAAGTCACCGGCAATAGCGATGTTCGTCTTCTGTGCCACCTGATCGGTCGTCTGCCAGCGCCCTTTGTGGATGGCTGCCTGCTCTTTCGGCCCCATCACCCACGGGAGGTACGGCATACGATTGGTGACTTCCACCCGGAACTCGTCAGTCTTTTCGAGGAACCGCAAGATCCAGCCTTTCGCCAGGTTGCGGGTCCGCCGGTACGGGACACTGATGCGTCCAAACCGCAGTGCCGCGAAGAAGAACCGGCGCTGCCGATCCGTCTTGAACTGCATCCGGTAGTTCTTCGGCGGCTCCGGGTACGTGGTCAGTGCCTGCTCTAATCGGTCGCCTGCGCGTTTCGTCGGTCCACGGAACACCTGACTGGTCAGTTGTGGGCCGAGCTTGGCTCGTAGTTCGTCAAGGCCGCGTATGGTGACGCCTGGTTGCAGCGGCATCTATTTCACCTGCACAAACGGCGACCACTGCCCCGCATTGCTCACACACGTTGTGCAATGGTCCGCCGCGCCGAGCACCCACGTTGCCTCATACCTATCGGCCAGGTCTTCGATGGACCAGGAGCACTTACAGTTCGCCTTGCACTGCTGCGAGCCGTCCGCCGGATACGCCGGCAATCGCAGCCCCTTGAACGATGCCGCTCGGCCACGTTCGTACGCGCCGGTTGACGACGCCATATAGAGCTGTGCCCGTGCCGCGATCTGCGCCGCTGAGAGCTTCGCATCGGCAATGTCCTGTGCGAACGCTCCTGCGTATTTGTATTGCTCTTTGACCAGACGGCCAACCCGTCCCCAGTCTGCCGGCGTCATGGCGTTCCTGCCGCCACGTCCTAGGACATACTGATCGACCGTGCTGGTCCGAATGGTTGACCGCATCGAGCGTTCCCACTCGGCCACGGTCAGCCCGTTGGAGACTTTGCCGGCCAGGTCCGCAACCTTGGCGGATTGCTTGGCACTGAAGGTGTCGCGCAGACCAAGCATCTGCTGGTTACTGAGGTACCGTCCTGTATCCGTGTTCCTGTAGCGGTGGGACGCTGTGTCCCATTGCCAGGTCACTCGCCGTCTACGACCTCAGCATCGAGCAGCCCCGCAAAGTTGGGCATCGTTTCGTCCCATTCTTGCAGGGCTTCCTGGATGTCGATTGTGTCAATTGTGACGGCTTCAGGTGCCGGGAGCGGGGAGCCGACACCGTCTACCTTGTCACTCTTGAAGACGCTCCGAACCTCGTCAGCGGTGGTGGCGACTGACAACATGGCGATAATCGTCGCCTGTTCGTCGGTCGGGATGTGCTCAGACGCAAACGCAACCGCTGCCGGCTTTCCGTCCTTCAGCGCCTTGATTGCCTTCTTCTGCCATCGCATCCGGTCAGCCTGGTAGTCCTTGCTGGGTACAGCTTCCTGTGGCGACGGGACAGCAGGGGCTTCTTGCATGACCACAACCGGCAGCGGCTCAGGTGTCGGGTCATCCGGCAACGGCTCAAGCTCCATCTGCTCACGGACTTCGTTCTTGGTCATGATGCCCGCAGTGTAGAGGGCTACGAGCCGTTCAGCCTTATCGGATTCCTGCGCCTGGAAGATTTCCATCTCTTCCGGCGTGAACTTGAATTCCAGGTTGAACCGCGAGAACCACTGTTCGGTTAGCGTCGCGGCGATGAACTCGGCCTGCGGCACAACCGTCTTCGTGTAGAAGTGCAGGTCGTCTTGTTTGGCCGTAGCGAAGTTGGACGCATTGCTGAAGATCAGCGAGTAGGGAATACCGAACGCGGTCGCAATGTCTTCACGCTTGGCCGTGGTCAGGTCTTGCATCGCCAGGTCTTTCGGTGCCGAGCCGATGACAATGGGCTTGACGCTGGCACGGATCGCAACCGTCTCGTACGCCTTCTTGACGCCCGACACGAGCCGCTTCCACCACGCCTCCAGCCGCTGCATTTCCGCCGGGAGCGGGTTGCCTTCGACCTGCAACAGCGTGGTATTGATGGCACCGCGCTCAAAGAACGCTTTGCTGAACGTATCAATGCTGTGCAGCGCGGCTGCTGCCGCCAACGCACTATAGGCGGGCGCTTTGCCGGGGCCGATCTCGGCCTCAGCGTCGGGCATCCAGAAGTAAATGATCTCTTCCGGCTTGAACATCTCGGGCTTGACATCATTTCCAAGCCGTCGCTCAAACCCGGTCAGCCCACGGTCTTTGTCGAACTTCGGTGTGATCGTCGTCGGCGACAGCCAGCGGAAGCCCAACTGCTTGACTCGATTTTGCTGGGGCAGCAGATAGGCCGCGCCGTACAAGCACAGGGACTGCTCTATGCGATAGAGCACCTGCACAAAGCCACGCATATAGTCGAGCTTGGCTACGTCCTGCTCAACGTCACCTTTGAGCACGGCGAACGGCAATGCACTCATCGCCTGCGATCGCACCTGGACGGCACGGTACAGCCACGGCACCGAGTTGAACATCTCGGCAACGTTGCCGGACTCCGGTGTGGCCCGCAGTAGTTGCCGCCATGCCTCTTCGGGCAGTGCG